CCCGCGTCGACGCCATCGACATCGACGCGGGCGATCTCGTCATCCCAGAACACGCCCATGCCCACGACCACGTTGGCCAGGCCGCTGCTGGCCTCGATCGTGAACGCCGTAGTGGTGTAACCCGCCGCTTCATTGAGCACCGCGGTAGCGCACCAGTCACCACGGCCTGCGTCGACGTAGTCGCCGCCACTGGCCTGCACCATCATCGTGTAGTCAAGGTCGCCCGCTGGCGCGCCGGCCACCGCCATCGCGTAGCCGACATCTTCCGGCAGCGCCGCAAGGTCCGCGCGGGAGAGCATGGCGGCGATCTCGACATACGGCGCCTCGAGGGCGCGCTGCGCGGTGATCGCCGTGGGCGTCTGCGACGGGCGCGTGTCCACGCCCGGCTCGACTTGCACGAAGCTCGTCGTCGGCAGCGCGTAGGTGTCTTGCGCAACCTTCATCTTGATCGCGCCGGACTTGAGGGTGCCGGTCTGATGGTCGCCGATGATGCACACCATGTCCGCGATGCCGCGTTTCGGTGCCTGCAAGCGGAAATACTGGTTCGGCCGCCAGTTCCAGGCGACGCGCATGGTCGCGAGGTCGAACGCCCGCGTGGGCGTGGCGCTGGCCAGCATGTCGCGTTGGGCAATGCGGGTGGCGAGGTCACCGATCGGGATGGATGGATAACTGGTGGTCTGGTGAATGGTGCCGAACGCCACAACCAGCGCCATCGCGCGAACCGGCGGCGTCACGATGGTTTCCTTCTTCTCGGGGTCGCGGTAGCTCACGCTGACCGAGTTGACCGCGTTGTCCAGTACGGCCGGTTGTTCCTTGAAGTCGAGGATGTCGTCATCGGTGAGGATCGGCAGATCCTCCAACACGTAATCGCCGCGCGCGAGATCGAGGTACCACTGGCCGTCCTCGAGGCTACGCGTAAAGCTGCCGCCGACGAGCTTGCAGATGCGCTTCTCGAAATCTTCGACGCTCTCGCTGGCGGGGTCCCAATCCGGGCAGATGCCGAAGCCTTCGGCATATAACTTGTCAGCCGCGGCACGCAGGCTCGCATCGTTGATGCTGTCGCGGGACTCGCGGCCCATCTCGCTATTCGTGCGCGAGTAATACAGCACGTGGGCGGGGTTGATGCCGAACAGTCCGCCTTTCGAGACCTTGATCGACATGCCGCCTCGGTTGTCGCTGACCGGCGTGTCCTCCAACCAGATCGTGTACGAGGTGCCACCCGTGAGCAGGACGTACTTGCCCAGCGCTGCCGCCTCCGCGTCATCGATCGTGGCGTACATGCCGGCACCGCCGGGCACGCCGCTGCCCCAATATTTGGTCGTGACTCCTGTCGTGTTGTTGGTCACGTTGAACTCATTGCCCCACGGCAAGCCCGCCGCTTCCGGCGACGCGTCGGTCAGGAAATGCGACCAGGCGCGGTACGTCATGCCGGGAAGCTTTTCGATCACGAGGATATCGGTCACGGTGAAGCCGGAATCGATCGTCACGCCGGCGTAAGGCCCCACGCCGGCGGCGGTGGCCGGGAAAGCCAGATCGTCCACGAACACAGTGCCTGGCACCAAAGCAATCTGCGCCTTCTCCGGATACCAGCAGCCGGGATCATCCCAGTGGCTCAGGATCTGCCGGAACTTGTAGCTCGGTTTCTGCGGGTAGGGGTTCATGGCGCCGTAGCGCCCGCCCTTGAAGGCCACGGTCGCGAAGCCGCGCCATGCCGCGGTTTGGCTGCCGAAGACGCTGACCAGGTACGGATTGGGCGCCTGGGTGGGCTCGCCGAACATGACGTCGAGGTCGCCGACGATGCCGCCCTGGTCTTTCTCGCCGCCCCACAGCATCGGCGCGTTGACGTGGATGGTGCCGCTGCTGGTGAGCTCGCCCGACCATGCCGTCTTGTCGCCGCCGCGGTATTCGAGAAAGGCATCGAGCGGGCCGATGGTCAGCCCGTGGTGGTATGCGACGTGGTACCAGAAGCCGATGGTTGGCTTGCTGCCCTTACCCATGCGCCTGCTCCTGTTCCTGTTCCGCGGCCTCAGCCTCGGCGCATTTGTGGGCCCATTCGACCAGCGCGACGCCGAACGCGTCGGTGGCGAGCAGCTTCTCCTCCTCGATGCCGTGCAGCACAAAGTCATGCCAGTCGAGGTTGTGCGATCGCGCCCATGCGCGCGAGCCGACGCGGCAGAAACCGCCACGAGCGGTGAAGCCGCGGATCGTAAGCATATGGTGGGTGGTGACAATCATCACTTGCCCCCGCTGGCTTTGATCGGATCGCGACCAGTGATCTTCCAGGCGAGCAGGAACTCGTCCTCTATCCAATGCGTGCCCCAATAGCGTTTCACCGATTGGCCATCCTCGGTGGTCTGGCCGGTGACCTGGTCGGCCGGCTTGTTTTCGACCTTGGGCCGCAATGCGATCGACACGGCGGCGGCAACCAGCGCCACGATCAGGTAGACCACCCACCAGATCACGCTGTGCTGCTCACGCAGCGGCTGCGGATTGAGTGCGGCGACGCTCAGGTGCACGAACTGCGCGGCGACCACCAGCACGCCGAGGCAGCACGCCACCACGTGCGCCTGCGCGCCGGCGTGCGTGTCGAGCCACCAGTAGCGTGCGCGCCACGACCACACATACACGCGGTGAGCCATGCGGCGCACAAGTCGATGGATCAACCCCATGACATCGAGTCCTCCTGCGGGCTCTTGACGGGCTTGTAGATGGCGCCGCCGTAGTGATTTTCCGGGTCCTGGAAGCGCTCCACGCAGGCGGCCCAGGTTTGCTCGCACCCGGGCACGGCGATCACGTCCAGGCCGACGGAGAGGTCGGCGGCGCCATAGAGCAGCGTGATGGTGTCGCCGTCGTGCGCGTTGATCGTGCGGCGCTCGATCATCCCGTCGGTGCGCGTCCATTGCATCCAGCCGCCGGCGAGCGTGAGCGGGCTGTCGGCGAAGTCCGCCGAGGTGACCTGCAGGCCGGCGACGGCGGTGAGCGTGGTTTCGGTCTGGATGCCGACGCTGTAGAGCGTGATGGCAACGTCGGTTGCCAAGCCGGTCACGTCGTCGAGCGTGATCGTGGTGCCGGCTACGGCCGTGATGTTGGCCTTGTGCGGCACCGGACCTTCGCCGGCGAATTCCTCCGGCGTGGTCCAGCGGGCCGTGCCGCCCACGAGCGCACGGCCCGGGTCGGTGAACTCACTGACGATCACGTCGCTACCGCTCACCGAGCTGACCGTGGTCGGTACCGGGATGCCGCCGGGGATCAGGCCACAGCCGCGCAGGCCGGTGGAATAAACGGTCTTCCAGCAGCCCTTCTGCCACTTGGGGCCCTGCTGCAGGGCCAGGGCGATGGCGGTGCCCGGCTCGCAGGTGAGTGTCAGTTCCACGTCGGTGAACTCGGGCTGGCTCACGATGCCCATCCACTCGACCACTGGCGGATCGGTGTCGCCGATATGCGTGGCCAGGCAGACGACGCGGATCGTGTCGCTCGGGGTGTACGGGTGCCAGTTGTCGCCCAGGGATTGCGTCGACGGGTACGCCGGCGCGGCCGGGTCGCGCAGGTACGCCATCGTGATGTTGATCTTGTCCTTGGCCCGCTCGATGGTTTGCCGGATCTCGCTGCGATCGATCTGGGCGGCCAGGTATGTCACGCCGCCGATGGTCAGATCCTGCGGCGCCGTGCAGAAACGCCATACCAAGCCCTGCCGCAAGAACACGAACAGCCGCACCGGACGACCGAGGAAGCGGCTCAGCTCGAAGGTCTCAAACATCGGGCACCACCGCTTGCCAGCCCGTGGTGGCCGTGGCCAGGCCCGCGGCATCGGTTGCGTGGTCCAGCTCCACGTCGTCGCTGGCCAGCGTGCTGAGGGCCATGAATGAGACCTGGCGCACGCGCTCTGGCGCGATGCTGCTCGAGGACAGCGCGGAGTCGAGCGTCAGGGTCTCGGTGTCGCCGGCGATCGTTGCCGCGTTGATGCGGCGATAGAACACGGTGCCGTCATCCAGCTCGATGCGTACGTCCTTGCGGTTGGGCTTGTTGAAACCGAATTGCGTGTATGCCGCCCACTCCACGCTCAGCACGGCGCTGTCGCCGGCGACGGTATAGGCAGGCTGCAGGTCCGCGGCAAAGCTCGGCACCCAAATCGGCACCCGGCGGCCGTCCAGCGTATAGAGCAGCGAGCGGAACCACGTGTGCCTGGCTCGGCCGTGCAGTTGCCAGTAACTCTGCTGGGCCCGCAGCGCCAGCCCAGGGAGATCATGCACGACAGGCAGGCTGGTGCCGTAGTCGACGGTCTGCACCAGGTGGCCATAGCTGCTGGTCGGATCGTTCGGCTCGCTGGGCCGTACATCCAGTATCAGGTGGCCTCTGTACAGCATGGGGCTGGCCAGCGCCGGCCAGTCGCACGGCTCTGCAAGATCGAACGTCAAGCGCCGGCGACTGTTGTTGTCATTGAACAGGCGCTCCTGGGCGTCATCACGCACGCGGGCGGCGCGCAACGGATAGAGGCGGCTGCCCGGGATGTATGTGGCGCTGGTCGCAGCACTGAGGGCTAGATAGTCCGCGCCGATGCTGTCGATCGATACGATCTCCCAGGCATCGACGCCGGCGTAGAGAAGCGCCTTGCCGCCGGCGGTGAAGTCAAAGCCCGCCGTCGCCGATGGGACCACGTCAACGCCGGCGTTCAGAGTGGCGGTGAGCCATTGCACGTCCGGCCAGATCGGCAGCTGCCAGATCCCGCTGTGACCGGCGAGCAACATGTCGGCCGTACGACGCGCTTGGGCGCGGGCGGCGACCTCAAAGGTAAGCGCGCGCCGCGGCGCGGCGCGCAGGCTGCGATGTTGCGTCACCGCGGTAGCGCTGGCCTGCATGATATCGGTCGCCCAGCCGAGCGATTCCTGCACGCCGTTCGTCCAGTCAGGCGGGACCGTCCACACGACATCGAGGGCGGATGCAAAGCCCACGGCTACCACTCCGCCCGGATGGCCTGGCCATTTTCACCAGCCACAACCACGATGCGCTTCTCCATCGCCGGGTGCTCGGCGAGGCGCTGCGCGAGCTGGTCTTCGTTCTGGAGCACGTACACGCGCATTTTGTTCGACTGTGCATAGTTGCCGTCATTGGCGGCGATCTGCGGCGCGCGCGGTGCGTTGAACATCGGCGCCGCCGGCGCGTTGGCGATGCCGATCGGGCCGCCGGTAGCGAAGCGCGGCAGCTCCAGGTTGTTGACCCGATGCATGAAGTCCAGGCCGTAGTACTGCACCGCGGCCTCGCGCTGCATGAACTCGCCGTTGCTGCCCCACATCAGCACGCTGTCGCTGGTGCCGGTGCCTGGGCCGCGGATCTCGCCGCCGGTGGCGTAGCCGCCCAGGTTGGTGCTGTTGATCGTGGCCAGCACGCTGATGCCCTGGGCGACGGCGCCGGCGATCGTGACGATGTTCCAGGGGAAGCCGATCTTGCTCGACTCCGCGATGCTGGTTTGGATGGCCAGGATCGACTGCGCGAGCGCCGCCGCCTTCTGGAGCGCAAAGGCGATGCGGTACTGCTTGCTCTGTTCGCCATAGGCGGCTTTGGCGGCGCCGGCCAGCGCGCCGAAGCCCGCGGCTGCCGTGGATAGCGCCAACTGGTTCCGCGCCTGGTCGATCTGCGACTTCTGCTCGGCGAACTGTTTCTCGATCTCCAGCTTGCGGGCGTTGGCAGCTGCCTCGTTCGCGATGTCCTGTTCGCGGAACGCCTGGTTCGCGGCCAACTGCTGCTCGTGCCAGGCGGCCAGCGCCTGACCGGCTTGCACATTCTTGATCAACTCGCCGGCCGGGCCGCTGACCGCGGCATCGACGCCCTGGTACTGCGGCGCCGCGACGACACTGTTGCGACCGATCTGATCGAGCATGTCCTTGTACTTGCCGCCGACATCCACACCGGCCGCGATCAGCCGGTTGAGTTCGGCGATCTGTGCCGCGGCGGTGTCGATCTTGACCTCGGTCGGCGTGCGCAGGCTGTCGCTTAGCTTCTCCCAAGCGTCCTGATCCTTCTTCGCGATGCCGGCCAGGTCCGCGTCGCGCGCGGCAGCTGCAGCGAGAACGATGGCGTTGCGGCGCGCATCAATCGCGGCCACGTCCGCGCCTGGTACAGCTTTCGCGGTCGCGGCGATCTTGTCCTGTTTGGCGACCTCGAGGTTATAGGTGGCCCACGCCTTGGTGGTGGGATCGAGAGCGCCCTGCAGGCGCATCAGCGACTGCACCTGCTGGTCGACCGCGGCCGCGGCCGCCCGCGCGATCGCGGCGCTGTGATCGGCGGGCTTGCGTGTCTTGGTGGCGTACTTTTTCTCGATCAGCGCCAGGGCATCCTGGCGGTTCTGTTCGTACAGGGCCGCGTTGTTGGGCGCCAGTTTGGTATCGCGTGCAGCGGCCGCATTGACCGCAGCGATTTCCTTTTGCTTGGCCGCATCAGACTTGGCACCGGCCAGCGCCTTGTCCCAGAAGTCGCTATCGCGCTTGAGCGAATCATTGGCCTTGGCCGACGAGGCATCGGTGGAGGCGATCCAGCTTTCCATCAACGCGCCGGAGCTGGCGGCTTGCTTCTGCAACAGCAATTGCTTGATGCGATCGCTCGACAGCGCCACTTCACCGGCGTGCGCAAGATCCGCATCGGTGATGGGAGCCGTGTCACCGCGGCGCGCGCGGATCTCGGCCACGCGCTGGCGGTAGGCGTCGAGCTCCTTGTTGATCGCGGCCAGGTCGTCAGCGGCGGTCTTGGTCGCCCCGACATCCTTCATCGCGTTCCAGGTCGCGATGACATTGTTGCGCAGATTGTTCCAGCCGCGCTCCATCAACCCGGTGTTGGCCACCACTTCCAACGCGCGTTGGTGTACCGCCACCGACGCCGCTTCCTGTGCAGCCGCGCTGGCGCCTTCCATGTCGCCCTGGTCCTGCAGCGCCTTGATGTGCTGGTACTGCGTCAGCGTCAGGAAGTGCAGCGAATCATCCAGCGCCTTCACCGCGGTCACTGGCTCGTCTTGCATGCGCACGAACGCCTGCACCGACTTCTCGATGCTCTGGCCAGTCACGGTGGACAGGTCCAGCGCGGCGCGCCCCGCCTGCTGCAGGTTGTCCTCGGAGACCCGGCCCGACGCGATCAGCAGCTGCAGGGCCTTGCGCGCGTTGTCCGATCGACCGGCCGCCGTGTCGAGGGTTTCGGCCATCACGCGCACCTGACCGGTGGTGACACCCGCATAGTTGCCGGTGGCGATGATCGACCGGGCGAGCTCCTGATCCTCCTTGTAACCTTTGACCGCCGCCACGGCGAACAGCGCGAGCACAGCGACGAGCCCGCCGACGGCGCCGGCGACACCAGCAACACCTTCCGCGGCCACGCCCGCGCCGGTGCCGATGTTCCTGATGTTGCCAGCGGCGCCGGTGATATTGCCGCTGCCGAGGTTGCGCGCGAGCTGCGCGACTTCCTTGCCGAGATTGTTGGTCTTGCCGGCGGTGCTGTCCGCGACCTTGCCGGTCTGCCCCAGCGTTTTGTTGGCGTCGGCGGCTTCTTTCTCCATCTCGCCGATGCGCTCGCCGACGGCGGCGATCTTGTCGGCGCTGGCCTGGCTATTGTCGCCCGTGGCCTTGACCGACTTGCTGAGCTCGTCCAGCTGCTTGCGCGCCGACTCCAGGTCGGCCTTGATGCGCAGGGCGATTTCCAGGTTGCGGTCGGCCACGTCCTACTCCGGTGGTGCGTGTGTCAGGTCTTGCGCAGGGCGTCGACGAATTGCTTCAGCGCGCGGGCGCCCTTGGTGCTGCGGCAACCGCCATAGGCGGTGGAAATATCCTCGATGCGATCGGCTCGCGCCGCCGCGAGCCGACGCTGCTCGGCGGCGTACAGCAGGTTCAGCTGGCGCTCCGTGCGGTC